CCAGCTAACAAACAAACCACGCAAGCATCATGATCATCTCCACCTACAAAGACGACTGCCCGTTTTTCGCACCAACTCGCTGGTCACGTACCGTTTCTAGTACGCCTGAGTTTGTTCACACCATCCGTGAGGCTATGGAAGAAGACGTTGACTACGTTGGCGTTTTTGATGACGAAGGTGCTTGTAAAGGCATCTGGTGCCGTGAAGCTGAAGCTGAGTACGGCGAAGGCGAGTGCTACGACGTGATGTATGTCGTCAACCAGTGCTACGTCTTAGAACGACCCAATAACAGCTATAGCTTCAGCTATGCCCTCAAACGACTTGCCGTCAAGTGATTTAGTCAACTCACCGGCTCACTACACCCAAGGCCGGTTTGAGGCGATTGATGTAATTGAAGATGTCATTCGCCACGCACCAGACCCGATTAGCGGTATGTTGCTTGGGAACACGTTGAAGTATCTGCTTCGCGTGTGGTTTAAAGCTTGTCCGCACCAGGACGCTAAAAAAGCTCGTTGGTATCTCGACCGCCTGATCCAGCATCTGGAGTCAGAGCAAGCGGTTGAGCTGTACAAGCGCCTCGAAGACAACCTTCCTGCCTTTGATGATCCGCTGCAATGACCACTCCTGTTTTTGACAACTCGCTCCGCGACCTGCCGCCTGACAAAAAGATTTGGGTTGCCCGCACGCAAGCCGACTGGTATCTCGATGACACTGGTTGGTACGCACCAGACGGCACTCACGAATCTGAGTGGGACGGCGTATTTCCTGAAGAACACCTTTTCTAAATGACCTACACAACGTATTTCGGCGTCGAGCACCTCGACAAAATCTTTCATGCCACCACGATTGCGTTTGATACGGAAACGCTCCAGCTACAGCCTGAAATTGGCAAGCTTCGGCTGCTTCAGTTTGGTGCTGAGTCGACTAAGTCAATCGTTGTTGTCGACTTGTTCGACACCGATGAAAACGGGATGCGCAAGCTTGATCACTTTTTTGAAAACGGTGATCGGCACTGGATCGCGCACAATGCTGTGTTCGATTTGGCTTGGCTGCAGGAAAACGGTTTTAGGCCGCATGGCCGCATTTACTGCACCATGCTTGCCAGCAAGCTGCTGAACAACGGCATTCCAGGTCTGAAGCACGGCTTAGCCCACTTAGCTAAGCGTTACCTAGAAAAAGACATCTCGAAAGAGCAGCAGGCGTCTGATTGGGGCGCACCAGTTCTCAGTCAAGAGCAGCTTGAATACGCTGCTAAAGACGTTGAGATTTTGCTGGAGCTTGACGCTCTTTTACCTGGGAAGATTGCCGCTGCAGGTTTAGATCCTGCTTACTCGCTTGAGTGCAAGGCTTTACCGGCAATGGCGCACATGTGGCGCATCGGTTTGCCGTGGAATCGTTCCAGGCTTGAACAACTTCGTAAGGACTATGAGCACGACATCGCTGCCCTATCTAAAGACTTTTTGTTTGAGCTTGATGCAGCTCTGCCAGAGGATCACAAACTCCCAAGAGAAAACTCCCGCGAACTGGGTCATCTCAAAGCGAAGGTCACGGAGATGGGACACGACGACAAAGACTATGAAAAATGGTATTCCCAGATTGAGGCTCTTGAGACGCAGCCCACGGTGTTCAACTTACGAGCAAAGGATGAAGGCAGCATCCGGCTTGGGACGAAAAAATATAAGGGGTTTAATCTCAATTCGCCAAAACAGCTTCTGGAAAAGTTCACGGCACTCCTTGGCGAGCAGCCTGTGGACAACAAAACGGGAAAACCTAGTGCTAGCCGTGTTGCGCTCCAGGCTTATGCGGCTGACCACCATGTTGTCCAAACCTACTTGGCTTGGAAAAAAGCCGAAAAGCGCCGCCAAATGGTGGACTCCATCTTTGAAAAACTTGACCCCGATGGTTTTGTTCGTGCCAGCTATCTGCAGCTCGGAGCCGAAAGTGGCCGCATGTCCTGCATCAAACCCAACAACCAGCAAATCCCCAGAGACGAGGACTTCCGTTCCTGTGTGGAAGCTCCTGATGGTTGGCTTCTTGTGGATGCTGATTTTGGTCAGATGGAACTTCGATTGGCTGCTGCGGTCGCGCAAGATGAACGCATGATCAAAGCGTTCCAGGACGGCGAAGACTTGCATACTGTTACAGCTGAAGCTATTGGCTGTAGTCGGCAGATCGCTAAGTCAGCAAACTTCGGTCTGCTTTATGGCAGTGGTGCGAAGGGTTTGCGGAATTACGCAGCAGGTGTTGGCGTGACTATGCCGGTCGAGGAGGCTGCTGAAATTCGTAAGCAGTGGCTCGACACGTACCAAGGGATTGCCGCGTGGCAGCAGGAAAATGGGCGGCTTGCGGAAACGACTGATGGAAATCAGTGGGCACACATTCGGATCCCGAAGTCGAACATGCGTCGGTTTTTGCCGGGTGAGATGAATCGGCTGACGGTGAGGTGCAACACGCCGATCCAGGGTGCTGGTGCGGCCATTCTCAAATGCGCTCTTGGCAACCTGTGGACTGAGCTGGTGAAAGTCGGTGAGGTGGAAGCCAAGATTGCCGCCTGTATTCATGACGAAATTTTGTTGCTCGTCAAGGAAGACAAGGCTGAGGAGTGGGCCGCGAAGCTAAAACAAATAATGGAGGACGCAGAGGCAATGTGGCTAGGCGATATTCCGCCGCTTGCTGAGCCGTCTATCGGTAAACGTTGGTCGGAGATTCACTGACATGGTCAGCATCCATCACACGCCCCAAGGTTGGACTTTGGTGCGTTCAGAAAATCTGGGCTACTACACTTCGCTTGGGGATGTGATGGATGCGGCTTATGCGGCCACTAACGGGACGGGAAATAATGTTGCGGTACCTGCAGTACGAAATCAAACGTGCCACCACAGCGGATCTACAGCGGGCGGCTGAGTTTTTAGAGGGCGCAAGGCATATACGAGAAGGCTGCACTAAACAACGGCGTGAGTCTCGTAAGTCTCAGGCGCAGGGGTGGCGGAAGCATGTGGATGATTCAATTAACTGGTAGCACATTGTTAGACTGCGCTGTACTAAAGAGTAAGGTTGATGGCGATCCGGCACGGCAATAAGACGTACCTGCAGATTTTGCTGGATCCGAATCGTGCTGAGCTGTTGATGCAGCTGGCTGAGTCGCAGAAAGTGCGCCCCACCGCTTGGATTCGGGACATGGTCTATAAGCAGTTGGAGCTTTGTGTTCCGGCGAGTGAGTACAAGCAGGCTTTTGAGGCTGATAAAAAAGTTTGGGACGAGTCGATCCAGCGGCGTGTTGAGGGCAGGGCAAGACTCAAAAAAGAAGTGAAAGACGGCTGACATCGGTTGCAAGCACTCTCTATTGTGATATTTTTCATGGGTACTCAAAACGGCCCATGCGGTACGCTCTTTTAATTCAAAACGACACGTTTCTTGCTGCTTGCTACGAAGCGACTGGCAGTGGAATTAAGCTCACTAGAAATGCTGAAGATGCCTGCTCTTACGTCACGCTTGAAAAAGCGATGGCTGTGGCTCAAGCAGTTAGCGGAAGCATTGGTCAAGTACCTTCAGTGATCGAGATCAACTACTGAAATGGAGAGCTTTAGTGCTTATTTAAGAGACATTGGTAGGTATCCGCTGCTCACCAAGGACCAAGAAATTATCTTGGCGCGTCAGGTCAAGGAGTGGATTGAGGGTGAAAATCCTTCGCCCCAGGTAGTTAGACGTGGTGAACGGGCATACCACAAACTTGTGAATTGCAATCTGCGGTTGGTGGTGTCGATTGCCAAGCGCTACACGAATAAGTGCAAACGCAGCGAACTTTCTGACCTTGTGCAGGAGGGCACCATGGGGCTTGCGCATGGTGTTAAAAAGTTCGATCCGGAACGCGGTTACGCCTTATCCACTTACGTGTATTGGTGGATCAGGCAGAGCATCACACGTTACTTGGCGACCTACGACCGTGTCATAAGGTTGCCGTCCCACGCCGTTGAGTTGCTGACTAAGCTGCGCAACTGGACGCCAGTTTTTGAAAATACGCATGGCCGCAAACCCACCATTGAGGAGTGTGCAGAGTTTTGCAAGATCAGTGCTTCACGCCTTCAGGAGTATCTCGACAAATCGAATGACGCCATTAGCTTGGATGCTCGTGTAAAAAGTACGGACGAAGATGTACTACTTATAGATAGTGTCTCTTCTGACTGCAACCTCTTTGACGAAGTTTCGTGGGGCATAGATCTAGAAAAAGTTGAAGGTATCCTTTCTAGGCTTCAACCCAGAGAAAGGTACGTCGTTGAGTGTTCGTTCGGCCTTGGCACGAACCCACCGATGACGTTCCAGGCTATTTCGAAAGAGCTTGGTATCTCCAGAGAACGCACTAGAAATATCTTTCATGGTTCTGTCCGCAAAATGCGGATGTATTTTCGCACAACTGCTCAAAACTAATGCCACCAAGAGTCATTTACCCAACGCCTTCCTGTCCTAAATGCGGAAACAAGGTGAGCTGGGTTAAAAACACCTACTACACCACGGATGGTCGGATTGTCAGGAACAGGATGTGTGACGACTGTGAGTGGCGCTGGAATACTCTCCAGTACCCAGAACAAAATATAGATCCAGGTAAGTACGCGATTCGCATTCCTCGGTGGGGCACATATAAGCAAAGCCGTAAGCAAATCGAGATTGTGCCCGTTGATGAGTTCTGTTAAGACCTAGTGTTTGGGCATGAATAACTCGACGTTCCAGGTAGAACGATTGCCGGATGGTTGGTATCGGGTTTGCTCTCCTAGCGGTGCGATGTGCATTGATAGTTTTTGTGAATTGCGTGCCTACTCCATCGGGAGAACGCTGCATCACTGTTCGAGCCACTCGGATATGCGAGCCTCGCGTGCCTCCGTCCAAAACTCTTGACCCACGAACCACTGCTTCCAGTCGTGGCCCGACTTTCGACTATTGCAGGAGAAACAGCAGCCAACCAGATTCTTCTGTTCGGTTAGGCCGCCTTTCCATTTGGGAATGACGTGGTCGAGGGTGGCATTCTTGCCGAGTGGTTCGGCGCAGTAAGCGCAGCAGTAGTTCCACTCGCTAAGAATCTTTTCTCGAAAGCGTATTTTCGCTTTCTTCCTTGGTACTAGCTCTGTTTCGTCAATTTGATGATCCATGCAGTCGCCCCTTTAAGGTCTGCAAGATCAACTTCCCAACTGTTGTCAGTGTAACTAGCTTTATTATTGCTTTATATGCTCACAAGCTCGTTTATACAAGGCGAGACGATCTTCAATGCCGTTGTAACCACCATTTAGTACACGAGTTACTCGATAGACGTCGGTGCCTTCGCAGATTGAAGCCCAGTTGTTGTCCTCGATCCAGCAGATTGCGGATAGGAAGGGGTAGACCTGGGCGACGTAGTTTGCGCCTTGC